TTTCGTGATAGCTCGAAAGGGTATTACATGGAGATGACAGAATCCCCAGAAGAGGAAATACGAGCTGATTTTATCCATTTATTGTTAACTAGGAAAGGTACCAGGTATTTTCTCCCAGATTTCGGAACAAGACTATATCAATTTATTTTTGAACCTATGGATAATCGGACTTTTGACGCTATAGAAGCTGAGATTAGGGATGCTGTTAAAAAATATATACCTAATTTAAGAATAGATAAGATAACTATTACTCCTGCGGCAGAAGCGGAAGAGACTGAGGGTACTTTAGTCACTACTAACGATGATAGGGTATATAGGGTAGCTGGAGCAGGAACCGATGATTATACGGCAAAGGTATTAATAGAGTTCACAATAACGGATAGTGCTTTTGAAACTAGAGACTTCGTAATAATAAATTTATAAGATGGCCGAGAAAAAAATAGCATACACAGAAAGAGATTTTTTAGGGTTAAGAAATGAATTATTAAGATATACTAATGATTATTACCCAGATTTAATCCAGAATGCAAATGACGCTTCATTATTTTCTGTATTTCTAGATTTAAATGCTGCGGTAGCAGATAACTTACACTACCATATAGACAGAAGTATGCAAGAGACCGTACTTCAATACGCACAAGAAAGGAGTTCTCTTTATAATATTGCTAGAACTTATGGTCTAAAGATACCAGGTAATAGACCTTCAGTATCGGTAGTAGATTTTAGTATAAATGTTCCAGTTAGGGGAGATAAAGAAGATGCTCGTTATTTGGGTATTTTACAAAGAGGTGCACAATGTAAAGGGGCTGGACAAGTTTTTGAAACAGCGAATGACGTTAATTTTGCGTCCCCATATGACGCAAGTGGATTTCCTAATAGAACAAAAATACCAAACTTTGACTCCAATGGTAATATTGTGGACTACACTATAACCAAAAGAGAAGTTGTAGTAAATGGGATTACAAAAGTGTTTAAGAGGGTTATTACAGACTCGGACGTTAAACCATTCTTAAAAGTTTATTTACCAGAAAGAAATGTACTTGGTGTTGTTAGTGTTATACAAAAAGATGGTAACAATGTACAGGCGTTACCAAACACTAGTGAATTTATTTCTTCACCAAATAAATGGTATCAAGTGGATGCATTGGTAGACGATAAAGTTTTTATAGTAGATTCTACTAAACCTACAGGTAAAGCTGGTATAAAAGTGGGTAAACATATAACTACAGATAATCGCTATATCACTGAATATACACCAGAAGGGTTCTTTTATTTAACTTTTGGTGGCGGACTATCTTCTAATCAATCAACATTAGATGATTTTGTGACTCAAACCGGTTATAATCTAGATTTAAACAAATATATGGACAATATATCTTTAGGACTAGCTCCTAAGGCTAATACTACTCTTTTTATACAATATAGAGTTGGTGGTGGAAAAAATACTAATTTAGGTAACAATGTTATTAATGTATTAGGATTATATAATTTTGCATTAAATGGTCCCAATAACAACATCAATAACTCTGTAGACAATTCTTTAAAGGTTACAAATATAACAGCGGCAATTGGGGGAGCTAATATGCCATCAATTGAAGAAGTAAGAAATTATGTATCTTTTAACTTTGCTGCACAGAATAGAGCAGTAACTATTAATGATTATATTGCTCAAATAAGAAAGATGCCTAGTGAATTTGGGGCACCAGCAAAAGTAGGAGTAGTAGAAGAAGAAAATAAGGTGTTAGTTAAATTATTGTCTTATACACCAGAAGGAGCATTAACTTCAAGGGTTCCCAGTATTTTATCACAAAATGTAGCAGATTATATGTCTGACTATAGAATGTTAAATGACTATATATCTGTAGGGTCCGCTGAAGTTATAGACCTAAGGCTAGAAATTTACCTATATACAGATAAAGGATTTAATCAAGGGCAAATAGTGACTAATGTAATTAATACTACAGCAGAATTCTTCCAACCAACCAAAAGAGAATTAGGTCAAGATGTTTTTCTTGGTGAATTATCCAAAGAATTGGCACAATTAGATGGTGTAATCAATATAATTGATATAGAGTTATATAATGAATTGGGTGGACAATACTCTGATTCACAGGTTTCACAACCCTATTCTAATAGTGTAACTAGACAAATTAGTCTAATAGACCAAACTATCTTCGCTCAACCAAATCAGACTTTCCAGGTTAGATATCCAGATAAGGATATAGTGGTTAGATTAAAAAATCCTGACCAAACTAATATATCGTAATAATAGTTTACATAGAGTAGGATTAATTTAATTTTGATTCTAAGCCATAAACTATTTATCAGGTAAAGACTTTGTATGCACAAAAGCTATAGGATTAGAACAACACCTGGTGTTGACAAAAATATAAATGTTACATTAGAACAAGACTTCGATTTACTTGAAATCCTTAGTCTTAAACTTACACAGTCTGAAGTATATTCTAGATTATGTGCAGATTTCGGTGTTGTTGTTGGAAGAGTTCTAGCAAATGGTGGTTATGGGATACCAAATGCTAAAGTTTCTATTTTTATTCCTTTATCGGATGAAGATGACCTTGACCCAGTTATTTCTGAATTATATCCTTATAAAGAAACCACCGATAAAAATGAGTTAGGGTATAGATATAATTTACTTAGTTCAGCTAAACAAAATAATTGTCATACCCCGACAGGAAGTTTCCCTACAGAAGAAGAAGTTCTATTGGACCCTCTATTATTGGAGGTATACGACAAATACTATAAATTTACTGTTAAAACAAATAAGAGTGGTGACTACATGATATGGGGGTTACCACTAGGAGTACAAAAAATACATCTATCCGTAGATGTTGGGGATATAGGTTGCCATTCAATGAAACCTATTGATTTTATTGTAAAAGGAGTATCACCAGATAAATTTAAAAGTTATTCGGAGTTTAAGGCATCATCAAACTTAGATACCTTACCACAGGTTATCATACAAGAAAAGTCTATTGAGATTACACCTTTCTGGGGAAGTAAAGATTTATGTAATATAGGGATTACTAGAGTAGATTTTGATTTAAGAGACTCTGGAGTGGAAATACAACCTACTTCTACATTAATGGGAGCTATAATGAGTGATGATAATGCTGCTTCTGTAAATATAAATGGTTCGGTTAGTAGGTATCAAGGTGATATGTGTTCTTTAACCACAGGACCAGGGACTATAGAAGCGGTAAGATTTACCATTTTTGATAGAACCGACCCACTTACAGGACTACAAGACGGTAAACCACATTTGGAATTTTTTAATTTAGAAGGCACATCTAAAGTAATAGATGATGGCGGTACTTTTACAGTACAAGTACCAATGAATTTAGATTATATAATAACTAATGAATTTGGTGACGAAATAATATCCTTAGATGATTCAGTTGGAATCCCAACTAGAGGGAAATACAGATTTAGAATCGGTCTAGATAGTTCTTCTGTAGGGGGTAGAAGAAAAGCAAAATATTTGGTTCCTAACATTCACGAATATAATGTAGGTGGTAGTAGTGGAACAGGAACCCCATCTGCTAATGTACACCCATGTTCTTATGCATTTAGTGATAACATAGATGATTATTGTGGTACTCCTGTTGGTGCATGGCAAACTGGGGTAGTAGCTACCGGTAAAGATTATTTTTATGAGTTTTATCCGGATAAAGTATACACAGTTGCTGGTTTTATAGATAGATGGAGAAGAGGACATGAAGGCGCTGGATGGGGAGGAGCTTTATTTGATAGGAATAGATGGAGATTTTTAGGTATAAAAAGTATAAATCCTGCGATAGAGTCTAAGTGTTCCGACGCTACAAACGAAATCCCCTCCAATGATGCATTTAGAGGTGGTACTTACTTATTTACCGTTACTCAATTCCAGACTATAGCACAAGGGATTACAATATTTTTTACCTTTTTTACTATATTCTTTGTTTATTATAATGCTTTTACAGTATACATGAATGATATTTTGACCGGATTGTCACAGATTGCAAGTTATGCTGCTGGAACTGTTGTTGTTGGTTTAGCGGCAGCGGTTTCGGCAATTATTAACTTAGCATTAATGATTATATGGACAGCACTTCAATTTGTTATTAATAACTTAAACTTTATCATGATTTCTGCTGTGATAAATAATACTAGATGGAATTTACCTTTAGTGAACTATCCTGAATGTGAACCGTGTAGTTGTGGAGATTTTTATACTTTTAAAACACCTGCTATTATAGGGTTTTTAACCTCTTTTATTGCTGATATATTCAATACGGGAGGTACTATGGCGGATGAAGACTTCCAAACAGGTGACGATACTGTAGATGTACCAGATTGTAGTGGTGTTGTTTCTTTACGAAATAATGACCCTGTTATAGACCAAGGTTGGGGACAGGACGATAGAAGTTCGTGGATGAACCAGTTTGGTCAAGACGAACATGGTGAAGCGTTAAAACCAAGAGGCTGTTATAGTTTTATGTGTGGTGGTGGTCCTGGTGACGTAGTAACAGCAATATTCATCTATTTAATTGTCTGTACTGCATTATCTTTTATTCCGTTTACAGCTGCTCTTGGATGGCAAGCTGCTTATTATGGTAT